TCATGCAAACCCTCTAACATCTGAACAAACATTTGTTCTTTTCTCATTCTGGGTGTTCGATTGTCTGCACCTTTAATATAATGCCATAGTTGTCTATACTCTTGAATGAGTCTAGTATGTTCCGTTCCCTCTGGAACTTCATTCGGTTTATAGGGAACTTGACCCTCAGGCATATCCCACTTAATTTTTGGGTCAAAAGATGATTTGATAATCGCTCTTAGTGCTTCACTATCATTCTCTTTTAGGATTGCAATTTTTTTGTCCTTAGTTTTTGCATTGTTCACTTTCGTAAGAACTTCTGCAATACTAGGCGTATACGTTTTTACTACCATTAAAAATCTCCAATATTCTCTGTTAGGTTTCTTAATCTATACTTTACAAAATAATTTAGTAGGTTCTTTCTATCTTTATATGGTGTATCAATAAATGTTTGAATACACCTTTCCACTATTTCTTTTGGAATGTAATCCAAGTCTATTAAAGTTCTGTTTCTATGATAGTTTCTCATCATGTTCTCATTACAGAAGTCTTCAGGCTCCAAATCAATCCAAGTTTCAAGTTTTCTTTTAGAGATAGGTTTTTGTCGTAACTCATCTACAAAAGTATTATCTGGTGATAAGAAGTTTGGAACACCATCACTCCTATCACCTTGAAGTATATGTGTCTTAATATATGTAGTAGGATTCTCACCATTCATAAATTTCTTTTGTATAGGACTATATTGAGTTACAAAATTATGTTTCTGCAACTGAATAAAATCTTTGTCTCCAGAAAGTATTAGAACCTTCTCATAATTCTTTGGTTCAGATGCAACATGAAATACAACAGATGCAATGATATCATCTGCCTCTGCATTTTCTACCTCTAATACTTTGTATGGAAAATATTCTGTAAGTTCATCACGAATTAGATGTAACGTATCAAAGATAGCATTCCAATCTAATTTTGAACTCTTTCTGTCTTTTCTTCGACTATGTTTGTAATTAGGAAATACATCTCTTCTCCAATTAGTCTTGTTATCATAGCATAAGACTAATTCACCGAACTCCTCTGTAAATTTAGTTCGATAACTCCTAAGAGAATTTAGAACCATGTGTCTAACAAGGTCTGGTTCTACTGTATTTCTTCCACCAATTTGCACCATCAAGTTTGATAGTGTCACTTGATTCATATCAACTAATATCATCTCCGTTACCATCATCTTTAGGATTTGATTTATTCATCTTATCAATTAAATCTAAATCAACCCTTGTCAAAATTTCTCTATCATCTTTTTCTGTCTTCACAATCATATCCATAAAACCTTGCATGGGGTGTCCAAACCCCATCTGACGATAAAGAGCACCTCTCACTGCCTCGTTTAGAAAACTTATATCTCCAATAAATTTATCTTTCTTAATATCGAAACCATTTTCACCCACATTATGAATTAGATTAACCATCAGGCCCTCAACAAGATTATCACAGAACGCAATATCTTCTTGAACCCTAACTGCATCTAAATCTACAATTTTTGGTGTTTTCTTTCCCTTGTAAGTCTTAGGAAACTTTACGACATTATTTGTCAATAACCTAACTCCAGTTTTCTTTTTTCTACTTTCTTTAACCAACGTCTACGACCAGCGGCTTTCGCTTTTCGTTTCTTCTCACCTTTACTCGTAAAATGACTTCTTTCTCTTAGGTCTTGAAAGAACCCATCTTTCATCATTCTCTTTTTAAGAACTCGTAACGCACCATTTACATCTGATACAATTTCACCATCTTTGTTCTTTACTTGTCGAACTGATACTGTCATACCACCTAGTTCTTTATTATATTTATCTTTCTTCTGAAAGTTTCTTTTATTATTATATCTCATAATACTCCTTATACAAAGGGAGAGATACCTAGTACCTCTCCAAGTTTATTAACATTCTACCACAGAGTGACTTAGGAGTCAAGTACCCCTTGAACTAAGTCAACTGAATCAAAGTCAAATCCACCAACGTGCCACTCATATTTATCAGTAGGTATATATCCTACTTTCCAATTGTAGATAGTAGCAGTCACTAACTCATAATCCTCACCATCTTCGGTGGGAACATCAAACTGTAATGACCATTGTGCATTAACTTTCTCATATGGTGACGCATCAGTATATGTAGGGTCACCAAACTTATTTACTAATTCATCATATGTCGTGGTAACTATTCCTTGGTAAGAAGTACCATTGACATCAATAGAATCACACGCAACAAAATTAGACATATGCAACCTCTCCTTTATCAATTCCAACCAACAACTCAAAGAACAAATCTTCCCATTCGTCCTTTTTCTCTTTGACATAATCAAAGGCGTAGATGTTATCTTTCGCCCACTTGACAGCATCCATTGCATTGTCAAATTCAAACTTAGTAGTTTTGTTACCCAACTTAGGATAAACGATATATTTCACTGTTTTCATAATTTCTCCTTTACAGATAGTTTGACCAAAAATCATTCCAATAGTCTTCGACTTGACCAAAGACATCATCTTCATCTAAGAATGGAACATCTTTCTTCCAGAGTTCCATAGCTCTTGTAGTTGCTTCTGTGATAGTATCTGACTCTTTGATAATCTCTACGACATCATCCCAGAACTTATCTTCACAATCTAAAATGTAACTTGACATTCCCATATTTAACTCCTTTCTAACGAATCACTTACACTATTATAATAACATATTCTCACAATATGTCAACAATTATTTTCCATCTCCTAAGAGTTCATTCATACCTTGAAACACCACATTGTAGGCGTTTACCTCATAGACCCAATTGTCAAAGAAATTGTCATCAGTATCTAAACCCTCATCACAATGTTCATTCCAAATTCGGTTCATCTCTTCCATACCAGAAATAAGAGTACCATCTTTTCCTCGACCTTTAATAGTCGATACTGCCTCATCCCAAGACATTTTCATTTGATTAAAACTAGGAATTCTGAACATTTTTATTACCTTTCTCTCAATTACATATACACTGTATCATGTTCTCAGAACAATGTCAAGTAAAAAAGGTAAAAAAAAACCCTTGAAAATCAAGGGTTTAGTATTTTTTTTAAATATTTTTTAGAAGTTTTTTGAACTTTTTCTTGGATTTACCCATTAATTTGTGTTTTTTCACCGAATCGAGGTTTTCCAGCGAATCACCCACAAGGACTAATCCAATCATACCCATTCCAGCATGGGGGGTGCAGAGATATAGATACACACCCTCAGTTTCAAATGTATAGGAGAATTCTTTACTTAGTTTACTCTTTACTTTTTCTACACCCTCTGGTACAGAAACGAACTGAACATTATGTCCTTTTGATGTAGGCACCCAACTAATAGTGTCACCTACTTCAACTCTAACAAGTTCATCACTATATAACATCTTCTCTTTATCTCTTTTGTTCAACATCTCAATTACTAGAGTTGGTTCTACAACTTCCTCTGAATGAGCTGCTGATAATAACATTGTACTCATCATAATTACTAAAAAGAATGGTAAATAAAATTTCATATTAATCTTCTCCGTTATCTTCCCAACCCCACTTAAAACCAGTTTTCAATTCACTAATCTTCTGGTCATATTCTTGATTGGTTTGTTCATTCATTCTTGTTAAGTGATAACCAGCATCTCTATCAAAATGCATCATCTCATGAAATATTTTTTGGTTTGCACTTAACTGTCTACCTCTTTGAATATTGTAAAATACTTTTAAGAAAGTAGATTTCACTGCGTCACATACATGACAAGTTCCTTCGTATACGGCTTCAGCCACAGACATTTTATTCTCCTTTATTTTTGAAAAAGTTAGTTTAGACTTAAACTAACGCTACTATTTATACCAAAACACTCATTCCAAAAACGAAAATCTATTATGCATTTCCGTAAATAGTATTGTGAGTATTATTAACTCTTACAAATGTTGTGCATTTTGATAATGTCTTTAATCTCTTTGCACCAACATATGTACACGCAGAACGAATACCACTAAGAATATCTTTGATAGTATCGTCCACTTTACCACGATATGGAACTTCTACTGTCTTTCCCTCTGCACCACGATATTCATTATGATTACCATGTCTGTCCATCGCAGACTCAGAGGCCATACCATAAAATTTCATTACCCCATTTTCTACCTCACCATCACATTCATCATGTCCTGCTAACATT